TCCTAGTCGGCGGGCCGGTCGGCGGCGGGATTACCTGGGCAACCCTCGGCGGGGCGCCCAGCAATCACGCTTATTTCCTCAACACCGATTACATCTTTCTGCGGCCGCACCGTGAACGGAACATGGTTCCGCTCAATCCTGATCGCTTCACCGTCAATCAAGACGCGATGGTCAAGCTGGTGGCGTGGGCTGGCAACATGACCATGTCGAACGCCTTCTTGCAGGGCGTTCTGATCAACTAGGTCAACCCAAGTCAATCCGACATGAGCCCGGCGAAAGCCGGGTTTTTCATTTCAGGAGCACAGCAATGGCTTATGCGTTTCAAGACGACACCCTGGGATTGACGCCGATCGCCCAGGTCGACAGCGCTCGGCGCGGCCCGCAATACCCCGGCATGCTGGCGCATGCCATCGACCCGGTGCTGGGCGGCGGCGAGTTTATGTATCTGCAAGGGGTCGCCAATACCGTCAAAGGCTCGCTGGTGACCTACAACGCATTGACCGGGCAAACCGCGCTGGGGGTGACCGGCGTGCATGGCGGCCAGCCGGTGGCGGTCGCAATGGCGGCGATCGGGGCCGGGCAGTGGGGCTGGTACATGGTCAGCGGCAATGCGCTGATCACCAAGACCACCGGGGCCGCGATCACGCTGGGAGCCACGGTCGGGGTCACCGCGACCCCCGGCCAGGTCGCCTCGGCGACCCTGGCGGCGGCCGGCGCTCTGGCGAACGCGATCACCAGTGTGGCGGCGTTGTCTGCCGACACCACGGTCAATGCGCAATTGTCGCGACCGATGGTGAACTGAGAGGGCGGCGGCATGGCACAGACCAGGTCATTGATGCATGCCGGGCTGCCAGCCGCCGCTGCCCGGCTGCTCGGCTCGACCGAGCCGAGTTTTACCTTGGCGCCGACCGGCACCGATCAGGCCTCGGCGGCGCCGATCATCGGGAATTACGGCTACTTGTTCCCGGTGGCCGCCACGACCCCGGCGCCGGGGGCGAAATTGCCGCCTTCGGGGGGTGCGGCACAAACCGTGCTCTACAACGCCGACGGCGCCAACCCGGCCAATGTCTACCCCTATGACGGCGAGATCCTCAATTCGTGGGCGGCCAATGTGCCGCTCAAACTGGCGGCCGGCGGTGCGGTGATCGCCACCCCCGGACCCAAGGGCTGGATCTTGGTGGTGCAATCGGGCGCAGCAACTCAAGGACCCTGAGCAATGGCAACCAAACGCGAGGTCATGCTGGCCGGGGTGGCGGCCAAGCTGGCCCATATGATCGCCTCGGACCAGGTCCAGCCCCCACCCAACGCCATCGCGCCGACCGGCTCGACGCAAGCTGACGCCACATTGCTCGAACGCAACCTCTCGCTGGTCGCGGGCGTCGCCGGCGACACCGCGGTGATCCGCGGGGTCCGGCTGCGCCCGGCGACCGGGCAATATCTGCACGCCGTGCGCAATCTCGGGCCCAACATGATCAACGTGTGGCCCGACACCACCGAGTGGTTTAACGGGCGCAATCCGGGGGACAGCTGGGCGATCTCGCCGGGCTCGACCGGGTTCTTTATCCCGTCCCGCCGGACATGGTTGGCCGGCAACCTGCTGGGCGGCGCCGACCGTGCCTCGACGATCAACGGTCCGGTGCAGATCGGCAACGTCGTGCCGCCGGCCGACGCGACCAATGGCGCGCTGTTTGTCGCCGATGTCTTGTGCATCGCCCTCGGTCTGCGCGGGACGCAATTGCCGCCGCCGAGCGGGCGGCTCACCTTCAACGCCTATTACGACGCTGCGGGGATCTGGCGCTATCAGAACAACGGGCCGGCCATGCAGTTTCGCTTTGACGGCGGCAGTGGGCAGCTCGCCATACACACCGCCGTCAGCGGGCTCACCGATCAGCCGATCCCGCCGTGGGACCCGATCCCGTCGAACCCGATCGCGACCTTTGGGCCCAACGCGATGGGGCTCGGCACTGCACCGCCGATCGACGCCGCGGCGAGCTCGCTGTTTGCCAATTACATCTGCGTGCCGTGGTCGACCGGTATTGGCGGCGGCCTCGCGGCGCGGATCAATTTCAACTGCTACTTCGACACGACCTTGGCATTGCGCTATGCCGCCACCGGGCCGGCCTATCGCATCGTCTTCCCGTCGTCCGGTCTAACCGGGATGCATCTGCGCAGCGCGCCTGCCGGCACGCCCGACGCGGTATTGCCGACGTTGACTGATCTCTTCGCGGCACTCGGGGCCGATCAGATCACCACTGGTCAGACCAACATCATGCTGACCACCAACGAGGCCGGCACGGTGACCTATCAGCAGGTGCTGGTCGGGCCGGCCAATTCGGGGCCCGGTGGCACCGGCCGCGCCCTCTACGTCGCCACTTAACCCAAGGAGGAGCCGATGGCCGGCGACTACATGCGAACCTATGGCGCACCCGCGGCGCAATTGCGGGGCGAATTTTTTATGGACACCGAGCGCGACGGCTTTGCCTCGGTGGCCGCTGGGCGCGACATCTTCCGCTCGATCGATCGGGTGCGCATCGTGATCCCCGGTGCGATTGCCTCGATCGTCGTCAAGAATGTCGACGAGAGCCACCGCGAGCGCTGGCCCGAGGCCTATGCGGCGTTTAAGGCCGGGCAAGAGGCGCCATTGCAGGGGACCCCGCTCGAAGAGTGGCCGATCCTCAACAAGGCGATGGTCGCCGAGCTCCGGCATCTGCAGATCCGCACCGTCGAGGAGCTCGCCAATCTCTCCGATGTCGCAGTCCAGCACATCGGCATGGGCGGCCAGATGCTGCGGACGCGGGCTCGCGGGTTTCTCGATGACGCCGAGCGCGAGGCGCACAATTCGCAGCTGATGGCCGAGAACGACCAGTTGCGCTCGCGGGTCGCCACACTGGAAGGCCAGGTCGAGGCATTGGGTCAGCAGTTCATGCTGCTATCGCAGCGCGAGCAGCAGTTCCGCGACACGCCAAACCAGCGGCTGACCTATGTGCCGGGTGAGCACGACCCGGTCGAGCTCGCCAAGGCGGTCGGGCAGCAGGGCGCCGGGCAGCAGAGCGGGGCGATTGCCGGCGGCGGCGCCTCGTCCGCCCTCGATGCATTGGCCGCCCTGCCGGGTGGTCGCCGGCGCGCGAAGAGGGACGCGACCGAGCTGGCGACGATGCCGCCGCTCGAAGGGGCGGGTGAGGCCGCAGAGGCCTCCTGATGAGCGGGCGGGGTCCTGCAGTCTTGGCCGGACCGTGGACGACCGCCAATCCGTTGCCGACGGTGCAGGTTGCCGGCACGCCGCCCAATGTCGACACCTGGTATCCGCCAACCGTCAACAATCCGCTGCCGGTGGTCGTCGTGACCCGCGCCGCCACCACGAACGAGTTTGTCGAGGCGGCACTGATCGAGGACGCGCCGCAGGATGGTCGGCTCTATGCCCGGTGCAATGGCGCGTGGGTGCCGATCGGGGTGCAGGAATAGCCCATGCCGCAGGACGAAACGTACTTTCCGCCTAGCACCAGAAATCCGCTGCCAGTCCAGGCCTTTGACGCCCCGCGGTCCCCCACCGGCGACGAGACCTGGTATCCGCCGAGCCAGTCGCACCCGCTGCCGGTGACCATCGTCGGCTCGACGCCGATGTTCCCCGAGCCGCCGGACAACCAGCTCTATGGCCGGCGCGGACCAGCCGGCTCCGGGGCGTGGGCACTGATCGCCGCGACCACCGGGCCGCCCGAGGCGCCGAACGATGGCGCGATCTACGGCCGCGGCGGCACGACGCCGGCCTGGGTCGCGGTGCTGCCGCGCGCGGGCGGGACGATGACCGGCGCGCTGATCTTGGCGGCCGATCCGACCTCGGCGATGCAGGCGACAACCAAGCAATACACCGATGCCCAGGTCGGGCTGGCGGTCAAAAAAGCCGGCGACACGATGTCCGGGTTTTTGACCCTGGCGGCCGACCCGACCCAGCCCTTGCAGGCGGCCACCAAGCAATACGTCGACAACGCAATCACTGCAATCGGCGGTCCCTATCTGCCATTGGCCGGCGGCACGATCAGCGGCAGTCTGGTAATCGGCACGCCAGCCGGCGGGCCGCCGTCGTCCGGCGGGCTCAATCTCAGCGGCATTCTGGCGATCACTCACAATGCCGGAGGCCAGACGACCGACAGCTTTGACACGCTATTGCGGCTCGCCGGCGCCAACAACACGATCCCCGAAATTCTGCTCGACGGCTATGGCGTGGGGACGTCGCCGGCCGCCTTTAACCTGCGTTTCCGCTTTGCCCGCGGCGCCGCATCGCTCCCGAGCGCGCCGCAGCTGAATGACCCGCTCGGTACGATCGGCTTTGTCGGCTACGCCACGACCGGCTATGTCGCCAATGCCGCGGCCCGCATCGTCGCGGTAGCGGCGGAAAACTGGACCGGTGCGGCCAACGGCTCGCAGCTGCTGTTTTACACGACGCCGCCGGGTTCGACGCCGACGGCGGGGCAGCCGCAGCTGACCGTGGCGCGCGGCGTGGTGGTCGGCAACGCCGGCGGTGGTGATCTCGGGCCGGGTGTCCTCAACGCCTTTGGTCTGGCCGAAAACGGCACCGCGGTGGCGCTGGAATCGGACCTCAATGCTTACTTGCAGCTCGCCGGCGGGACGATGACGGGGGTGCTGAACCTGGCCGCCGACCCGACCGCGGTGGCCCAGGCGGCGACCAAGCGCTATGTCGACGCCCAGGTCGCCGGCGCCCCGTATCTGCCGCGCGCCGGCGGGGTGATTTCCGGCTCGCCGGGCTCGCTGGTGATCGGCAACCCGCCCGGCGGCAGCCTCGGTTCCGGCACGCTCAACATGAGCGGCGGCTTGGCGGTCATTCAAAATCCGGGGGCAACCTGGGACGGCTCGCCGATCTATGTCGCCGGGCCCGATGGCGCGCTCGCCCGCATCACGGTGGCGAATTTTGCCGCGGCCGGCGGGATGAATGTAACCCGCGCCAACGGCACTGCTGGAGCCCGCACCGCATTGCAGGCTGGCGATGTGATCGGGCGCTACGCCTTCTGGGGCTATGGCGCCACCGGCTATTCAAGCGCCAACCGCGCCAATCTGGCGGCCACCGCGTTGGAGAACTGGACCGACACCGCGCAGGGCGCGAATTTGGGTTTTCAGACGACGGCAATCGGCGCTGCCACCCCCCTCACCCGGGTGACGATCGCCCAGGGGATGATCGTCGGCGCGCCGCCCGACGGCGACCCCGGCGTCGGCGGGCTCAACATGAACGCCGCGCTGACGATCAACATGAACGCCGCGGTGGCACCACCGGTTACCCAGCAGGTGAATATGCTCCGGCTGGTCGGCGCCGACGCGGCAAACCCGCGGATCTTGATCGACGCTCTTAACGCCGTCCCGCATTACGACCTTCGCCGGGCCAACGGCACCGGTGCGGCGCCGGCCGGGATCAACAATGGCGACCTTCTCGGGTCGATCGGCTGGTTTGGTTATGCCGGCGGCGCCGGCTACCAGCCGAGCTCGCGCGCCGGGATCAATGCGCTGGCGACCGAGACCTGGAGCGCCACTGGCACCGGCACCTTGCTCAATTTCTCGACCACGGCGAGCGGCACGGGCACGGCGGTGACCCGCATGCAGATCTGGCAAGGTCTGCTGCTCGGCAATCTGCCGACCACCCCGCCCGATGGCGATCTCGGCCAGGGCACGATCAACATGAGCGGGGTGCTGCAGGTCAACGCCAACACCGTGGCGGCGGTGCCGCTTGCCGGTTCGCTGATCCACCTGAACGGCGCCGACGCTCAGTCGACGCGCTTGACGATCGATGCCAATGGCCCGGCGGCCAACCCGGCCATCATCTTTCGCCGCAATTATGGCACCGGGGCAGCGCCGGGCGCGCCGGTCACCGGCGCCAACCTCGGGGCGTTGAATTTTCAAGGCTGGGTCACCGGTGGGTTTACCCAGCTGGCGGCGGGGCTCAACGCGATCGTCAGCGAGAATTGGACGCCGACCGCGAATGGCACGCAGCTGGTCTTTTCGACGACGGCACCGGGGCAGCCGGCGACCAGCATCATGAACCGTGCCTGGATTGGCCAGGGGATGTGGGTCGGCACCCCGCCGGATCTCGATCTCGGGCCCGGCACGATCAACATGAGCGGCGTGCTGCAGGTCAATCAGAACGCCGCCAGCCCGCCGCTGTATGCTGGCGGCTGGTGCATGCGGGCGGTTGCCGCCGACGGTGTCGTGCCGCGCATCATGTCCGACGCGTTTGGCAACCAGAGTCGGTTTGATCTGCGCCGCACCGATGGCACCGCCCTCGCGCCAACCGGGGTCCTTAATGGCGAGCAGATGGGAAGCCTCGGGTGGTTTGGCGCGCTGCCCGGCCCCCCGGTCGTGATGTCGGGGGTGCGCGCCAGCATTTCTGGCGCGGCTGCCGAGACCTTTTCGGCGACCAACCAGGGCAGCATCCTGCAATTCAGCACGACGCCGATCGGCACGGCCGCGATGACCAACGGCACCATGGTGCTCGACGGCAGCGGCAACCTGACGATCCTCGGCGCCACCGCGACCAAGCCCGGCGGCGGCAGCTGGACGGCGCCCTCCTCGCTCGCGGTCAAGCGCAATGTCGAGGACTACACCCGCGGGCTCGCCGAATTGCGCCATCTGCAGCCGATCAGCTTTGAGTACAACGGCGAGCAGGGCACGATCGCCGACGGCCGACGCTATGTCGGGGTGTCGGCCGAGGCGGTGGCCCCGCTATTGCCCGAAATGCTGAGTGTCGAGACCGTCCGCCGCTATCACAGCAAAGGCGACGACGAGGTCGAAACCGTCGAGCACCAGACCGTGATGCTCGACCCGACGGCGCTGACCTATGCGCTGATCAACGCGGTCTACGAGCTCGACCAGGCCCAGGCGACGATCACCCAGCTGCAGCGCGAGCTCGACCAGCGCCTGGCGCGGCTCGAGTATCGGGCCTAAGCAAAAATGGACTTCCACAGCTGGAGTGACGTGCGCGATGCGCTCGCGGTCGTCCTGCCGTGGGCCTTCTTGGTCGGGGTCGGGCTCGGCGTCGTGGGCTGGATGATTTGGAGGAGCTGATGGCACGCAAGATCGAGTTACGCACCGGGGTGTTGATCGCCAACGGCTCGAACGGGTCGCCGGTGATGTTCGAGTGGGGCGAGATGATGTCGAACGTGCTGCGCCATGCGCCGCAGGGGCAAGGGCTGGTGATGGACCAGATCCTGCGCTCGGTCGAGGCCTTGAAGCCGGTCACCCAGGCGATCGAGGACAAGGCCGACAGCGTCACCTTGACCGAGGAGCAGTGGCGCACCTTGCGCGAGCGGCTCGACGCGTTCCCGTTCGCCGTCGCCGACCCCGCACTTGCCGAGTTTGGCCTGGCGGTCAGAAACGCCCCCGAGATCACCTGAGTGGCCAGCATCATCGAGGTCGGGGCCCAGCGGGTCGTCGCTGCTGCCCGGATCTCGGCGGCCGATGCGAAGATCACCGCCGAGCAGGAGAGGGCGGCGATGACCGCGGTGATCCTGGCCGGGTTGACGGTGGTGTTGCAGCAGACGCCGGCGTCGTCGCGCGAAAGCCTGCTGAGGCTGTGCCGCGGCTGGCTGGCCGATGAGGGCGCCGAGCAGCGCCGCCTGTGAACGCCAAGCGTTAAATCGAAATTTTCAGCGGAGAGGAGGTCAGTTATGCAGATCGTGCGGTTTTTTGAGGACCCGAACACACCCGATCACCCGCTCATGATCGGCATCGGCACGTTTGAAGAGACCTGGGAGACCGATGGCGGCCGCCGCGAGGCGGTGCGGCTGGCGACCACCCAGGACGCGATCACCTACCCCGGCCCTTATGCCGAGTATATGCAGCAGTTCCCCGAGCAGGCGCAGCAAGAGGCGCAGGAGTACCAGGAGCCGCCGCGCGAATGAGCGAGGACGCCGAGCGGCTATTGGCCGAGCTCCACGAGGCGACGCTCGGCCTCGGCCGCTCCAAGCGGCTGCGCCTGGCGGTCACACCCCCCGAATACATCCAGGTGCGGCAGTGCATCCTGAGCCGCGACGGCCGGTTCTATGGGCGGGTGCGCAATGTCCCGCTGGTCATCGATGACCACGCGGCAAAACCGCCGTTCTTTATCGAGAGCGAGGACCCCGATGGCGAAGCCCATCCCCAAGACTGAGGCCGGCAAACAGCGCAAGGTCGCCAAGACCATGGGCGAGTTCAAGGAGGGCGACCTGAAGAGCTCGTCGGGGCAGACCGTGACCAAGCCCAAGCAGGCCGTCGCCATCGCCTTGAACCAGACCGGGCAGTCAAAACCGCCCTCCGAGCGCAAAGGCGGCAGCAGCACGCAGCGGCTGTCGCGCCGGCTCGAAGGGCGGCTCGATGCGCGGGATCGCCGGTGACCTGCATTGCCTATCGCGACGGGGTGTTGGCGGCCGACAGCCAGGCCACCGCGCAAGATGGGCTGGTCACCGGCAGGGTGACCAAGATCTGGCGATTGCCCGACGGCGGTCTGTGCGGCGGCGCCGGCGCGGCCGGCGACATGATGAGTTTTCTCGCCTGGGCCGGCGGCGACCGCGCCGCCACCTGGCACGGCAAGGACACCGAAAGCGGGTTCTCCGGGGTCATGATCAGCCCGCAAGGAGAGGTCAGCCTCTACGACATCGAGGGCCGGGCCTATGCGCTCGATGCGGCGTTCTACGCCCGCGGGGTCGGCGCCGAGCTGGCGATCGGCGCGATGGCGATGGGGGCCACCGCCGAGCAGGCGGTCGAGGTCGCCTGCCGCTTTTCGGTGTGGTGCGGCGGCCCGATCCACACCTTGCGCCTGGTGCGCGCCTCGACCTGCGCCGACACCCGGCCGCCGGCGATCAGCCTTGGGGCGGCGGTAGCCAGTTGAGGGTCCGATGACACTCGCCACGATCTGCCAGAATGTCGCCCAGGATCTCGGCATCGACGAGCCGCCGACCCCGATTTGGGGATCCAAATTGCCGACCGCGCGGCGGCTGATCGCGCAGGCTCGGCGCACCTTGTGGTCGATCGTCCGGCGCGGGGCCTGGGCGCCGCTGGTGATAGAGTACGAGTTCACCGCCAATGGCGGCTCCGACTATCAATTGCCGCCCGATCTCCTAAAAATCGTCGACGACACGGTATGGGAATCGACGCGCTATTGGGCGATGCGCGGGTCGCTGTCGCCGCAGCAATGGCAGCGCTACCGGCGCTCGATCTATGGCCGGGCGACGATCTGGCGGCGCTGGCGGATTCGCGTGCCATCGGGGCAGCAGGCCGGCTACGGCACGCGGTTCTCGCTCGATCCGCCGGTCGCCGCGACCGATAACGTCTCGCGCTTTGTCTTCGAATACGTGTCGGTCAACGCGGTCCAGCAACCGTCCGGCGCGATGGTCAGCGACTGGACTGGCGACAATGACCACGCGATTGTCGGCGAGGTCCTGATCGAGCTCGGTACGCGCTGGCGCATGCTGCGCCGCATGGGTCTCGCCTATGACGACGAAAAAGACGAGTACGAGCGCGAGATCGACAAGGCGGTGGCGCGCTCCGGCGGCATGATGATCCTCAATCTGGTGCCGTGGCACTCGGACATCGATTTTATTGGCCAGTTCAGCCTTGGCGCCTTTCCGCCGCAGCCGCCAATCCCTGGCCCCGCTGGCCCGTTGCCGGCCGATATCGCCCAGCGCATCGCCCCCTTTGAAGGACCGCAGCTGCCGCCCGAATGGCTCAGCCGGCCGCCGCCCTTGCGACCAGGTCCCGCGCGTCAGGGACGACCGCCGGCCGCCGACGAGGAAGCGGCTGTTGTTGCGCTCCTGGCGCGCGCCTCGGCGCCGGTGCGGTCGACGGAAGCGCTGGCTGCACCGGCGGTCCGGCGGTCCGGTGCGCCGCGCCTGCTGACCGGCGCGCTGATCGAGGAGATGGCCGACCGGCTGCCGATCTTTGGCTCGCGGCCGATGCGGCCCATCCTGCCACCCGAACAATGGCCACCCGGAACATGAACGGCTTTGGCATGCTCCCGAACCCACTGCAGGCCTCCGCACCCATGGCGACCGGTGCGCCCGGTCTGGGCACCGTCCCGCCGGCGAATTCGCTCGGGACCCCGCCCAACACGTTTAGCGGCGCGCCCTCCAGCCCGCCGGCCGCTGGCGCCCCCGCTCCCCCGATCTCGCCCTTGGCGGCACTGCTGGCCGGGGTCAGCGGCGGGGCCGTCGGACCGCAAGCGGCGGCCGCCGGGCAGATGCCGATGGCGCAGCAATCCGCACTCTACGGGGTCGGGCAGCCGCCCGGCGGCTATGGCGGCGGCGGGCTCTCGCCTTCCGACACGATGGCGATGCTATTGGCCGGGACCAATTTCTGATGTCGGAGCAGCGGCGCCAGCAGATCGACGAGCAGCGCCGCCAGGTTCGCGCGCGAAAGATCACCGCACCCGAGGTTCTGCCAGCGCCGGTCAAGGGGTGGAACACCCGCGACCCCTACGAGGCGATGGACCCGCAGGACGCGATCACCTTAGACAACTGGCAGCCCGACTATGGCGGGGTGCGGTTGCGCGAAGGCTGCAAGGTCTATGCGACTTTGGGCTGGGCCAACATCATGTCGGCGCCGGCGGCACCCGTCACCACCCTGGCGTTCTGGCGGCTCGGCACCCAGCAGCAGTTGCTCGGCGCCCAGGCCGACAAGATCTGGTCGGTCGACACGCAGACCGCATTGGCCAGCGGGTTTCAGAGCAGCTGGTGGCAGACCGCGCAATTCAACAAGCATTTGTTTTGGGTCAATGGCGTCGACCCGCCGCAGGACTATGACGGCACCACGCTGGCCGCGGCCGGCTATGTGCAGGACCCGACCAGCACTTACACGCTCAATGTCAACGACCTGATCGGTCTGGCGGTGGTCCACAACCGGCTTTATTTCTGGACCCTGCAGGATTGCGGCTTTTGGTACAGCGAACTGCAGGCGATCAGCGGGAATTTGAATTACTTCCCGTTTGAGATGACGCTGGGCGACGGCGCGCACGTCGTCAATGTGCAGATCCTGACCTATGACGGCGGCAACGGCATCCAGTCCTACACGGTCTTTGTGATGTCGACCGGCGAGATCCTGACCTATCAGGGCACCGATCCGTCGGACCCGGCGAACTGGTCGTTGGTCGGGATCTACACCGCCCCGGCGCCGCTCGATATGCGGGCCTCGTGCCGCTATGGCGGCGACACTTACATCGTCACGAGCTCCGACCACACCAAGCTGTCGCAATTGATGATCGCCCTCAAATTGGGCGCGGTGCCGCCGCGCTCAAAGGCCGCCGGCGCCTGTCAGGCGGCGGTCGCGCAAGGCCGCGGATTGACCGGCTGGCAGGCGATCTATTGGGGGTTTGGCCGGCGGCTGATCATCAACGTGCCGCTGATCTCGAACGACCCGGTGACCGGGTATCGGCAGTTCGAGCAGCACATCTACCACACGGGATTGGACGCTTGGTGCCGGTACCAGGGGCTCAGCGCCTATTGCTGGGTGGTGATGGGCGACCGGCTGTTGTTTGGCGGCGATAACGGCATGGTCGTCGAATTCGGCACCGCCGGCGGCGACGAGCTCGTCAAATTGACCCCGCCATGGAACACGCAGCTGTGGAATGTCACGCCCTGGCAGGTGCTCCAGTACAACCAGATCAGCGCCTTTGCGCAGCAGGCCTGGAACCTCTTTGGCACGCCGACGCAAAAGCGGGTGGCGGCATTCCGGCCGATCATGCGCAGCGCGCAGACCGTGCAATACACCTTTGGCCTCGGGTTTGATTACAACGACCCGGTGCTCAACATGGCGGCCGCGCATGTCGGCGTTGCCACGCCGTGGAACACGACCCCCTGGGGCTCGCCCTGGGAGCGCCTGGCCGAGACCGACACGATTTGGTACATCGCCGAGGGCGACGGCTCGGCGATCTCGGTCGCCTTGGCGACGACGACCGACACGCCCAAGCCGCTGATCTGGATTCGCACCGATCTGCGCATCGAGCCGGGCGACGCCCTCTAGGGAAACCGCCGAAATCGGCCGATCCCCGTCAAAATCGATTTTAAGGGCCGCTGAGAGGCCGTTTCTCGGACCCTACCTACCCTAGCCGGGGAGGTCGACATGGCCCCTCACGCCTCACCGGCGGCGGTCGGCCCAGGCGGTTATCGGGCCCCATGATCGAGATCATCACCGGGTGGGATGCGGCGCTCGCTCATTGGGTCGGGCAGAACCTTGAGACCAATCTCGGCGACGGATGCGTCGCACTCGGCTTTGCCGAGGGGCCCGAGCTCCTCGGCGCCATCGCCTACCACAACTTTCAGTGGCCCAACATCGAGGGCTCGATCTTCGCCGTGAGCCCGCGCTGGTGCAACCGGCGCACCCTCTTCGCCTGCTTCTATCATCCATTCATTGTAATGAAGTGTCGGCGCTTTGGCGCCAATGCGGCCGTTACGAACCAGCCCTCGCGGGCATTCCTCCAACGGCTCGGCTTTCAGCTTGAGGGCACCGCCCGCCAGGCGATGCGCCATGGGGGACAGGTTTGTGATGCGGCAATCTACGGCATGCTCGCGCACGAATGCCGCTGGCTCGGCCAGCTCCGGCCGGAGGTTCCGGCGGCCGCGGATTAGCGGTGACTATTGCAAGGGCGGCGGCGGCTCCAGCGGGGGCGGTGGCGGCGGCTCGACCGTCGACCCGGTGGCGCTCGGCAATGCGCAGTTGGCGGCCAATGTCGGCACCGCCGAGAGCCAGGCGCAGCTCAACAACCTCAACACCTTTTCGCCCTACGGCTCGACCCAATACACCGGGAACGCGATCGACCCGTCGACCGGCAAGCCGACCAGCTACAACGTCAACCAGTCGCTGTCGCCCGAGCTCCAGAACCTATTCGGGACGCAGACCAGCCTGGCCTCGGCATTGGCCGGTGGTGCGGGGACCTTTGCCGGGGCCGCACCCGGTCTGGGTTCGCTCGGCGCCAGTCTGATCAATCGCGCCGGCGGCATGGCCGGCAATCTGCCGACCGGGCTCGATCTGTCGAGTGTCCCCAATGTCGGGATGCTGACACCGGGGAGTTTTCGCACCGATGTGACCGGCGGTGCGGGTGGCCAGGCGATCCCTGGTGCGGTGACCAGCCTGCCATTGCAGACCAGCGTCAACAGCAACTTCCCGCAATTGGTCAAGCAGGCGCAAGACGCCGCCTACGGGCAGCAGACGCAATACCTCGACCCGCAGTTTTCTCAGCAAGAGGAGACCCTGCGCCAGTCATTGGCCGATCAGGGGATCGAGGAGGGCTCGCCGGCGTTCAGCCGCGCACTCGGCGATTTCAATCGCCAAAAGCAGATGGCCTATGGCAACGCGCAGGACCAGGCGGTCCAAGCCGGCAACGAACAGCAGCGCTCACTGTTCGCCCAGGCCATCGCCGGCGGCCAGTTCACCAACCAGGCGCTCGCCACCGGCGGCGCGTTTACCAACCAGGCGCAGCAGCAGCTCTTTGGCCAGGGGCTGAGCCTCAGCGATCTCTACAACCAGGCCGTACTCGGCGCCTCGGGGCAGAATTTGCAGGCCACCGGCGCCAATCTGGCGCGCTCGCAGGCGGCCTTTGGCGCGCCCTACACTGCGGCCGAAGGGATCACGAACCTCGGCACTTCGATCTATGGCACCGGGCTCGGCAGTCTGGGTGCGGTGTTGCCGGGGGTCACCGCCTGGCCGACCGGCCCGACCGGGATTCCCAATCTGGCACCGGGGGCGGCGACCGGGGTCAGCCCGGCCAACATCGTCGGCGCGCAGCAGGCGGCGACCGGGCAGAACCAGCTCGCCAATGTGATGCGCCAGCAGAACCTGACCGGCATCGGCTCGCTCGCCTCCTCGCTACTCGGCGGCGGCGGCAGCGGCGGGATCGGCACGAGCCTCTTTGGCTCGGGTGGCCTCTCCGGCGCGCTCGGCGGCGGCAGCTCGGGCGGTTTGTTTGGCAGTCTGTTCGGTGGCGGGGCCACCGATGCCGCTGCTTCCGCTGGGCTCGATTGGGGCGCCGCCATTCCATTCTTGGGGCTGTAGGGGGGGCAGATGGCAGACGGAGCGGGCCTGGCCGGGATCATCTCGGGCACCGACCCGATGGCGCCGGTCGAGATGCGCGCCTTGCAAACCTACCAGATGGGCCAGCAGGCGCAGGATACCTCGCAATGGGCCAATCAAGGCATCTGGGGGGCGCTAGGGCGCGGGATCGCCGCGGCCCGCGGTTCCGGGGCGGCCGATCAACTGCAGCAGATCACCCAGGCGCGCATGGCGGCACTGCCGGATCTTGCCGCGGCCTACGCCTCCGATGACCCCTACAAATGGGCGGCGAGCAATGCGAGCGCCAATCCAATGGCGCGCTGGGCGATCCTGTCGCAGACCCCCGATCAGGTCGCGGCGACCAAGCAGCGCATGGCCGAGACTGCACTCAAGCGCGCCGAATTGCCGCGCGCCGAAGCGGTCGGCGGGCTCGCGACGAGTGGCGGGTTGGGCGCGGTGCCGACTATTGGTGGCGGGGCGGCCCCTGGCGCGGCTCCTGCAGCGACGCCGACCGCGGCACCGGGCGCGGCGCCACCGACCACGACTGCGGCGATCCAAGGGGCGCCGTCGGCGACCGCCGATCCATTGGTCAATGCGCCAGCGGCCGGGGCTGGGCGGCTGACCTGGCTGGCTGGTCTGCCGCCGGCCCAGCAAAAGATCATCCTGGCGCGATTGCGCGCCCAGCAGCAGCCGGCGGCTAGGTTGTAAGCCGTGGCGCGCGGCTCGCAATACCGGCTCAGCTCCTGGGACCCGCTGATCGTTCAGTCGGCCAAGGAGCACGGCATCGATCCGAACCTATTGCGCGGCATCCTCTGGCAGGAGTCGAATTTCGACCCGAACCAAACCGGGCAGATGACCAAATACGGCAGAGCCAAGGGCATCGCCCAGCTGACCGACGATACCGCCAAGGAGTTCGGGGTCACCGATCCCTATGACCCGCAGCAGGCGATCCCGGCGGCCGCCCGGCTCCTGAAACAACAGCGTGATATCGGGGTCGCCAAGGGTGCCGCCAGCCCCGACGCCTACGCGGCGATGGCCTATTATGGCGGTCCCGGTTTTAAGCCGACCAATCGCCCCGCAGCCGGGGTGGCGGGGCCGGATGTGCAGGGCTATGCGAGCAGTGTGCTCGGCCATGCCGGGCAGTTCGCGAGCCTGACCGGGAGCGGGCAATTGACCGCACCCCCGGTGACCGAGGCGGCCGGTCCGCCGTCCCCAGGAGCGCCGGCCGGCCTGCACCCGACCTCGTGGCCACTGCCGACCGATTGGGCCGATGTGCCGGGTGCCCCGCCCTCGATGCGCTATGCGCCGCCCTCGATGTTTGGTCCCAAGGCGACCTCGCCCGAGCAGCAGGCGCTCTATGAGCGGGTGTCGACCCCGCAGGGTTACGAGGCGGCGGTGCGCCAGCTCGCCGGCGCCGGCACCAGCAACCCGGCCGCCGCGGTGCGCGAAGATCCGGCGCGCAGCGTGCCGACCGCCTTGCCGCCGACCGGGGGTCCCGGTCCGGGGCCGCCGCCGGTGATCACCGGACCCGGCAACGTGATGCCGCCGGCCGGCGGGTCGCAAGGCTGGGCCGGGGTCCAGGGCGCGCCCGGCGGGCCCTCGGGGCCGGGATTGCCGGGGCCGCTGGCCGCCCTCGCCTCGGTCGGCCGCGGGGAGACTGACCCGGCGAGCTATTGGCAGCAACAGCAACAGCAGCCGCCGCAGGCCGCAGCGCCGCCGGCCGTGGCCCCGTCGGGGCCGCTGGTCTCCTCGCCGACGCAGCCGGTCTATAACGAGGCCACCGGCGGGTTTGAGCAGCGCCCTCGGCCGCCAGCGGTGGCGACGCTGACGGAGGCGCCGGCGGCTGGTAATCGCACGCTGAGCGACGAGCAGCTCGCCAAGATGGGCCCCGAGGATGTCTTTGGCGTGGTCGCCAACGAAGGCCTGACCGACGCCGACCGGCTGGCGCTCAATGACCGGCTCAACGAATTGCAGCGGCAGCAGAGCAGCGGAGGGCGGTGACGATGCCGTGGACCGGTGGCGGTACAGATCCAACCGCTGGCTTCCCGGTGCTGGGCGGGCTCCCCGGCGACCCGTTGGCCGCGGTCGGATCATCCGGTCCGCGGCCAGAGGCACAGCCCACCGGGGCGCGGCCGGATACGCTGGAATTGGCGCCCGGCGCCACCCCGGCACTGAGCCCCGAGGACAGTGCGCTATTGGCGCGCTATGGCCGCGGCGAGATCGAGCTCGGGGCGCCCTCCTCGGCGCCCACCTCGACACCCGCGGCGGCGCCGAGCGGGGCGGGCAAGTCGGTCGTGCCGCCGGTCCCCGAGGGGTTTACCCCGGTCTATGACCCGTTGCAGGTCGAGCAGTTTGTCGCGCGCCAGCAGGCATTGCAGATCCCCTCCGGGGCGGCCGAGGGGGTCGCCGCACGTTTGCGCGAGGGCGATATGCTCTATCGCAACCCCAAGACCGGAGAGTCGCGCTGGATGCAGATGCCGGGCGGTATCAAGGATATCGCTGGGCAGATCACCGCCGGCACCGCGGGACAGACTGCTGGCGCCACGGCGCCGTTTAAGGGGCCGACCCCGATCACCATTCAGCGGCCGGGCGGTCCGCCCGAAACCATGCAGATGATCCAAAACCCGGATGGCAGCTTTAGCGCCGCGCCGGTAGCAGCGGCCGCTGGCGGGTCCCCTGGGGCCGCGGGTGGCCCGGCTGGCGCTCCTGGGGGCGGCGGTGCCGCAATCGGCACGCCGGTCGGCGGCTGGCAGGTCGAGCCGGCGCAAGCCAAGGTGCAGCAATTGTCTGAGCAAAACGAGACCGCCAGCCGGCAATTGACCACGCTCGGCGAGATCCGCGACCTGATGGGCTCGATCGACACCGGACCGCTGGCCGAACACAAGGCCGAGCTCGGCGCCAAATTGAAAGCGTTTGGCGTCGATTCCGGCACTGTCGACCGCGTGCTGGGCCCGGTCGACAGCGCCGAAGCCTTACGCAAGGCGTTCTGGAACCTCGGCACGAGCCAGGTCAGCGCCAACCTCGGCGGGCACCCGGCGGGCTATGTCGTCGAGCAGGGGCTGAGCTCGAACCCCAACATCGCCTTGCAGCCCGGCGCCAACGAATTGATGACCAACATGCTCGGGGTGCAGGCGCGGCGCACGCAAGACCAATACCGCGCGGCGAGCGGGGCCCTCGGCGCCACACCGCAGGGCGGATATGGCCCGGGCGGGGTTTATGGTGCGGTCAACAACGCGATCCTCGGGGTCAGCGACAAATACCACCCTGAGGCGATGCTCGGCGCCGCCCGGATGATGACCAAGGGGCAGATCGGCGGCTGGACCCCCGATATGTACGACGCCAACACCGGCGCGCCGACGCCCAAGGGCCAGGCCGCCCTCGACCTGATCCCGACCGGTAGCCTGTTCTACAGCGCCACCGGAAAACCGCTGCGCAAGGACGCCAACGGCAAGATTGCGCCGGTGCAATAATGGCCGAGGATTGGTGGACGGCCAATGTAGGGGCCGGCGGCAAGCCGGCCGAGACCCCGGCGGCGGCCGCGGCGCAAGACTGGTTCGCCACCAATGTCGGCGGCGGCGCGCCGGCGGCGGCGCCTGGCGCCCCAGCCACCCCACCAGGGGAACCCGACATCTTTGGCGTGCGGCCACCGGGCCCGCCGGGTGGCGGCATGACCGAGAGCGCGATCCGGGCGGCGACCTTTGGGCTCAGCGATGTCGTCGGTGCGGCCGGGACCGCGACCGGCGGCACGTTGCGCGGGGCGCCGGGGAGCTGGTCCGAGCGCTACAGCCAAGCCTTGGCGCAACAGCGCGGCGAGGCCGAGAAATACTCGGCCGAGCACCCTGTTCTGTCGGGGGTCGGCTCGCTCGCCGGGTCGTTGACCGCGGCGCCGGCGGCGGGTGCGGCGGCGGCCGGGGCGGTGGCGCCGACCTTGGGGCGCCAGATGGCGACCGGGCTCGGGCTCGGGGCGGCCACCGGGGCGGCCGGCGGCTTGGCAGAGTCGCAGCAGCCCGGCGGCAATATGTTGCGTGACCCGCTGGCCGGCGCCGTGGTCGGCGGTGTCGCCGGCGGCGCCTTGCCGGTGGCCGGTGCCTTGGCCAGTCGGGCGATCTCGCCGCTGGCGCGGGCGCTCTCGTCGACCGCGACTGAGAACCAGGCGTTGCGCACGATCGCCGGGCGCCAGGGCTACGATGTCGGCGCCGGCGGTCAGAGCCTCGCCGATGCGCTGGCCGCACAGCCGGCCACCGGGCGGCCGGTCGCCTTGGCCGATGTCGGCGGCGCCAATATCCAGGGGCTCGCCGGCAAGGTTGCGCGCCAGCCGGGCGAAGGCCAGCAGATCGCCAAGCAATTTCTCGACGAGCGCGACGCCGGGGCACCCGGTCGGATGCTGCAGGACGTGCAGGATCTGATGGTGCCGTCCAACCTGCCGACCGGCAGCGCCGACAACATGCTGGCGCGCCTGCAGCAGGAGCAGACGCAGAACGCCCGGCGGCTCTACGACGTCGCGATGACCGACCCGGCGACCGGGCAGGCGCGCCAGGTCACCGACCCGGCCTTGCTCGACCTGGTCAAGAAATCGCAGCCGATCCAGAACGCGATGAACTCGGTCAGGAACGCGCTACCGGATTACGCCAACCTGCCCGACAGCGACATGCGGCTATTGCACGAGGCCTATAAGACCGTCGGCAACCGTGCGGCCCAGGCGGTCGGCAACCCCGACGCCTATGTGCTCGGCAAATTGCAGGGTGATTTCCGCTCGGCATTGGTCAATGCCAACCCCGATTATGGTGTCGCGGCCACGAATTTTGCCGACCATGCCAAGCAGATGGAGGCGGTCGAGGC